GAGCACCTGACTCTTAATCAGGGTGTCCAGGGTTCGAACCCCTGATCGCGTACCATATCGAAAACCGCTTAAACACTGCGTTTGAGCGGTTTTTTATTATTCTAAATTATATTGCATTTTGGACGTTTGACTATATTTTGACTATCAGCACTTTTTTTATTATTTTCAAATTTTTTTAATTTTTTTTTTTGAAAAAACTATTGACATACCATCCAATGGGTGGTATAATAAAGACAAGAAATGAGGGAAACCTCAAAAAATAAACAAAATCGATAAATTTTAGGAGGAAACGAAAATGAAGAGATTTCAAGTTGAAAATTGTGTACAAAATGCAAGACAATACGCAGGAGAAGAACCATACGAAAACATTTCGTATGATTTGGTAGGTGATTACATTGATGCTGAAACAGAAGAAGAAGCAATCAGTTTGGCTATGGATTATTTGAAAGACAGCATTATGGACAACATCTCAGAGGGATATGCCGAAATTGATAACGACGAAATTTTGACATATGATGATGATGATAACGTTGTTGAATGTTATTATAATTTTACTGCAAAAGAAATTGAAGATTAATTAAACTTATCCCCTGCCATTCAAATGACAGGGGATATAGAATAAAAGGTGATAATATGGATTGTAAAATAAAACAAGCTCGACTTGCGGCAGGTCTGACGCAGGCGGAATTGTCAAGACGGTTTGAAATCCCTTTAGGTACTCTCGCCCATTGGGAAAAGGGTGACAGAACTCCGCCTGTTTGGGCGGAAAAGTTACTAATTGACGCAATAAACCGCATAAACGAAAACAAATAAAAAATAGGTGGCACGTAGCCACCTATTTTTATATGTCCTATTTATTGTACAGTCCGCAACGATATTCACGTACAATGGCACGTAAATCTTTGTAGGATAAACCTAATCTGCCGTTCTCATCACCCTGTACCGCTCCGCAATCCATTGCGGCTTGTACGGCTTTTCTCGCCCACGGCGGCATATTATTGTCGTTATAGTCGTAAATCATAGTATTTTGGACTACGTTTACCAACTGTTTATTTACGTCCTTTAAATCAGCAATTTCCGCCGCCTGTTTTTCGATTAATTCTTTTAATTCTGTATATTGTGACATTGTTAAATCCTCGCTTTCTGTTTCCTGCCCTGTTATTCCTTTGAAAATTGCTTTTGCGAACTCTGCCGCACCAATCTTTTTATATTTTTCTGCGTCGTCCGTATCAACAAAACAACATTCAACCAACATAGCTTTGGCGTTGCTGTGTCGGACAACGTACAATTTTGAACCATTTTTAATACCCCTGTTATTATAGCCTAACGCACTAATAGCTTTACAGGTATTTTCCGCCGCAGGGAACACTTCCCCGCCGTATGTCCACACTTCCGTACCTTTTCCGCCGCCGCTGTTGAAGTGGATTGATACGAACAAATCAAGCTGTTGTGCATTTGCCATATTTACAATATTGCTTAAATTTTTACCTACACTGTCGGCGTGGTCGTTGGTGCAGTCATACACTGTATGTCCTGCATTTTTCAATAACGTTTCAAGTGCATAGCCGACTTTCCGTGCCTCTACGCTCTCATCTATGTAGTCGACTACACCGCAACCGACTTCACCACTGACGGTGTGTCCGCAGTTTATTCCTATTCTCATAAATTACCACTCCTTTACGGTCATATTCTTCCACTTCTTGTATGCGTCAAAATACATCTCATTTTTATCACCGTTGTATGTAATTTCGTAATACATTCCGTCCGATACAGTTGTTGACGCCAACGCTTTAAAATTCTGCAATGTCTTACAGCTCCACACGATATACACATCATCTGTGGTGATTTTCTTACCGTCTGTCACATCAACATTGTTGTTAAAATAGTTTGCGATTAATGTTTTTACTGCATTTATAAAAATTTTATCTGTCATATTTCATTACACCTCTTTCAATTCAATATCTTCCATTACTGCACGTGCCTCTAAAGCTGCCAAATAGTCAGCCATTGCGTTTAGTTGTATGTTATATGTACTGCGTGGACACGTCGGGGAAAATTTTAGTTTTCCCCTGTCCCATTCCTCCAACATTTTCTTTAACCCTTTGAATCTATTGGCTAATTGATAATATTCTGCCTTGAAACGTTCCTTGTAATCTGCACTGTTCATCAGTGCAACAGTATCTTGTAGTGTCATAGTTATTCCCCTTTCTTCCCCTCAAGTTCTGATGTCATTGTATCAAGCCACTTTTCGATACCATTTCGCAATTTGCTCGGTATCGGCAGACCACACAAGCACATATTTTTCAGTATTGAAATACTTTCGTACATTATGTACAGCAAGCAGAAAAACTCACATATGCCCACTTGTGTAATACCTATATATTTAAGCACTTCTTCCGGCACAAACGGTAGCATATTAAAACCTATCAGCTTGTCCAATACTGCCAGAAAAACAACGGATATAATCATAGCTATTTTTCTGATGGCTCCGTCTATGCCGAAACAGCTGTTGAATTTTTTTTCTTTGATTGCTCGGAGCAAGCCGAGAGTTGTATCCAACATTACTGCAATAAATACAGTCTTGACAAATAGGTTACACGCCAATGTAACCCAAAATACATTAATTGTTTCCCATATGTTCATTTTTTAACCCTCCATAATTTCTTTTTTGTCGTCTTCTGTGATAAATCTGGCATTTACAAATGTGTTTAAATCCTTTTCTTTGTAAATGCCCTTTTTGTAATACATTTTAATTAGTCGTTTGTTCATTTGTAATTGCTACCTCCATTTCCGCAATTTTTAATAACAGCATTGCGTTGATTTCATCCTGTGTCAGCTCACCGTTCATAATGGACTGAACATATTGTTTCATATCCGACATACTGTCAAATGTTTTCGCCTGTATCTTTGACAGCTGTTCTGATGTCGGCTGTTTAAATGTGATGCTCGTATGCTGAATTTTTGCGATTTCTGTGTCCATATCGAAATTGTCGTCAGTTTCGGCAAATTTGCTGTTTACAACACTGCGTTTAATTCGCAGTATGTCGCTATCTTTTTGTATTCCGTACACCGTGCCGTCAATTTCAACACCGCGTTCATAAAATTGTGCTGTTCCGTTTTTCATATAAAATTTGTACATAATATCACCACCCTGTCACATTTCCGTCAACAACGCACGTATCGCCGAACGTTCCGATTGATACGGCATTTGTTACGTTATTTTTGACTACTGTTTTACCGTCGCTGTATATAATTGAAAAATCTGCATTTGCCGTTACAGACGCCGTTGTCATAAATATATTATCTGCTATCAGCGTCTGACTGCTGGCTGATATTAGATTACACTGTCCCGACGTAGGGCCTGCGGAAATGTGCATATAATTTCCGCATATAACGGCATAATTTCCGCATTCGATAAAATCGATATATTCGGAATTAATTTTTATAACAGGCATTCTGTTTCCGCTGATTAATGTAATCCCCTTGGTGTATATAAACGGTGTTTTTGTGTTCTGTGTAATTGCTGCAAATTCATTGTCCGAAATTTCGCCATTTATATCGATACTGCAATCAGTAAACGTTTTAAATATATTGCCTACTATTTTTTTGCCTATATCAATACTGCAATTTGTAAAACCGGACATATTATTGTTTACAAATATAACGGTTGACGCCTGTAGCATATATCCTAACGATTGTTCTTTTTGCGTGAAATTCAAAAATTTGTTACCCATAACAAACGAATTGCCTGCGATTTTTATTTCGTATGTCAAATTATTTGCCGGTGCACCTGCGAACGTATCTATGACGTTGTTCAAAAACAGAACGTTGCTCATTTCAAACGTTGATACACCGAATTGATGTGTACTGAATATATCGTAGAATGTACAGGATATTATCTGTGAACTACTTTGCGCTGATAATACTGTCGGATTTACTGTGTCCGCCGTTACAGTGTCCGTGTCCTCTGTAAATTTTACATTTTGCATTTTAGCGCCATCCGGCAAATGGAAAATATACTGTTTTTCAGCAGGATTTGTGTTTTTGAACATAATTGTATCGCACATCGAACCGTCTAACGACATACCGTCCTTCAACGGAATTGCCACACCGTTATTAGTTCCCGTCATTCCGTAACCCGACTTCATATTTGCATTTGTGATAACGCACAATTCACCTACAGGATATATAATACTTTTATACGGCGCGCTATCTATCGCCGCCTGTAATTTTAATTCGTCGTGGTCGCCGTCACACACGACAAATATTTGATTTTTTGAAATGTCTGTAACTGTTTTATCAATTTCGGTGATTTTTGTTGTATTGGCAGTAATTTTTGATGTATTCGCGTTAATATCATCACGCAATACCGCCACACATTCATCATCATAACAAACGGCCGACTGTATTAATGTTTTCTGTTTACACGCATTCCCCGTCGGGTCACCGTTTGTATAAAAGTTATCCGATACAATTCGGAATGAAATTGATTTAATTTCTTTTTTTACAGGGATTTCAATTTTAAATTTTGTTGTTTTATACGTTTCTGATGTGCCGTTTATCGTGATTGTTTTATCACCTGTATCGGTTGCTGTGTAATATGACTGTCCGAACCTTTCTGTTGTTGTATCAGTGTATGTAATCAATACGTCTGTTTCGCCTATATTCAAACCGCCGATGTCGCAACCGTCCCCTGCTATATGACGTGACGCCACATTGAATGTCAATTCTAATGCGGTTTCCGTTTTCGGTTTACGGCGGAAATTATCAACAACAAAATTGTGATACAAATACGTTCCGTTTTCAAACGAACCCGAATATGACAAATACTGTACACCGCTGTCGTCAGTGACTAATTTGTTGTCACTGTTGACGTATTTAGATAAATCATAAAACAGGTTATCCGTTGTCAGTTCAGTATTTATCTCTGATATTTTCGCTTTCAACTCGTTGTCCGCCGCCTGTCGGTCCGAAATTTCAGTACTGATTTTTTCAGTCAGTGAATGTTCTGCGTCCATTCTGTCCGAAATTTCAGTTGTCAGTTTTGTTGCAATTTCATTGACCGCCGCCAAAAATGAATTTTTATTATCGGTTTTTAGGTTATTTAGGTTACTGATACCGTAAAAAATGTGCGACAAATGATACATTTTTGTAATTTCCGCTCTTTGATATTGAATGTTTATTTCAGCGATAGCGTCAGCGTCAGTCGGCGCACAATCTATATCTACAACATCAATATCCAATTTACCTGTATTAGGCGAATATGCTATAGCGACATACTTATCGCCGTGGTCCTCTTCCGATTTGCTACAATTAAACGTACCTATTACATCTACCGCAGGCATTGGGCTACCGTTCAATAGGATTTTTGAATGTACCGTTTCGGCAGGTATTTTAACTGTACCTGTATCGTAGGCTGTGATGTTTATTACAAAATCAGATGTAGTCAATGTGTGCGTGATTGTATGTTTCGTTGTTTCATCAGTGCCGTACAACTCTGTTTTGTCAGCCTTTTTGCTGTCTGCCGTCTGTCTTTCGGTGATTTCACTGTCAATATTACGTTGCAGTTCATTATCCGCCGCCTGTCGTATTGTCACTTCGTTGTTTATGCGACTGCTTAACGAACTATCCGCACTTTCCCTCGCTTTGGTTTCGGCGGTGATTTTGTCTGCCAACCCTACATCAGCGTTGGTGCGTTGCGTGATTTCTGTGTCCAATTTGTCGGACAGTGTGTTGTGGTCTGTTTCAATGGTCTTGAAATTTTCTTTCACTATCGGCCACCAATCCTTTAACAGCGTTTTTCCGCTAAAATTAAAATTTAATTTCATTTTATCCGTCCTTTCTAAATCATAATTGATTGGGATTTTGGTATTAAAAAAACACGCCGTAAGCGTGCTATGGTGGTATTCGTCTGTACATTGTGTCACCTCATTTTGGGTACGAAAAAAGCACGCCGTAAGACGTGCTTAATTTCAATATTATAATGTTAAAGTTTTTTCCCAGTCCTTTGGAAAACCATAATCTTCAGGACTTACAACATCTTTATATTCTTCAAAGATTTGAGCAATATTAGAAATTATGTAATTATTCCATTCATCTTTACTTGGCATTAAAAAACGCATTACATTTATAATGTCATATATGCAGTGAGATATATTATTCATACTATGTTTTTTACTCTTTTTAGGTGTCTTCTGTACCTTAAATCTATATAACCTCATATAGTGTGCGCATACATTTCGTAAATAAGATATACATTCAATCCAGCTCTCCAAATAAACGGAACCTATATTAAATTTTGATGCAATCTTCTTTTTTAGAGGTGTCTTTAAATTTTTATAACAATTCCACACCATTCCTAAGGTAAAAATTTCAATAGCTACCCAAATAGGAAATCTTCTGTCATATTTCTTTATGTGATGTTTTACGAATGGTATTTTACTATTTCTATTTATTGCTTGTCCAAATTTTTGTAGTAGTTTTTGGTGTTCTTCTTCATCCACGAAAATATCTTTGTTTAAGTAAGATGTTGCACAGGTATTCATCGCTATTACATAAGCGATTTTCGTCTTTAAATTATGTTCAATACTCTCTATCGCGTATAATATAGTAGACCTAATACGTCTATCGCATAGATATATTCTATACGCTTGATTAAAAGAAATGTTTTCGTAATTGTCATCTGCATTTTTATATGTATGTAAATAACCAGTAAAATTATAATAATTTACCGATAAAAGTACATTTTGAGCGAATTCAACATCTTCAATAACTAACTTTCTACCACCTAAAATTTTTATTTGTTCTTCTATTGTAGTCGGTCTTTTTATTTCCATACAATACTCCTAAAATAAAAAAGCAGCCTCAACATGGTACGCATTCGCATTGCGAAGAGGCGTGTTGAGGCCTATCTCATGCGTTATATTATATTCTATCTGCTTAAAAAAAGCAATAGTTTTTTAGAATTTTTTTCTTTTTATTTTTATATTACCATATTAATGCTGTATTGTCAAACAAATATTGACAAAATGCACAAATTATTATATATTAAAAACAAAAAGGAGGCTACAAGCTATGAAAAAATTTATATTAGGTTTTATAACAGGCGGTATAATCTGTGCGACCGCGACAGGTTTCGCCGTAGAATATGCCGTAACGGCTAACCCGTTCCCTGTTGCCGTAAACGGTACAGAAACGGCGATAGAGGGTTACAACATCAACGATAATACATATTTCAAATTACGTGACGTTGCCGACGCTGTCGGCGGTTTTAATGTCGGTTTCAGTGATAACACTATTACGGTTAATACTATTTCTGTTTGCCCCGAACCGACAGACGTGCCGACAATTAGCGCGGCTGAACCATTGCCGGAATTAGCACCTCATGAGGTTGACGGAGTTAATTATATATTTATCTCAAGTATCGAAGAAATGCTTGATGATATTGGATTAGGTTCTTATACATTTGCCGGAACTGATTTTTACAATAGGAAAGATTATACAGATGTACTTACTGATGTACCTATCATAAACGGAACGTACATTCCTTATGATTACTATATAAAATCCGTCGTTCCAGCAATAAATAAATTAAGACAATAGGTGTCCAAAACGGCACCTATTATTTTTATGCTTTTTCCAACGCTGAAATTCTATCTGCTAAACCCTTGATGTCACTCTGCAACTTTTGAATATCATCTTTACTTGCCGCTTCGGTATTTCCAAGCAAAACCTTACCTGTCCCCAATATCGGAATAAAGCGCAAGCAACCGTCCTCTGTCACTGATATTTCAAATATAACCTCGCCGTCTTTATTTTTAAAACGTATTGCAGGCTGTTGTATATTTCCCACAAGCTCCGTTGTCTGTAAATACAGACAGCTTCCGATAGTTGCGTCCTTTTTAGTGTCAACGCTTCCGCTGAATACCGCCTCGCCGTTTTCATTGAGGTACACGGCTTGATTGTTCTTTTTGTCGTAAATAATAAAAACAAACTCACCTTTATAATTTCCGAGCCGTATACGGATATTAGCGCCGTCGCTTATCGTCAGCAAATCACCCACTATTTTAAGCAGGTTATTATCCGACTGCACTTCGTTTCGATCTGTGTTCACCGTTCCTTGCACTTTGCGAATGTTTACGCTGTTATTTGCGGTCTGCCACTTTGCAAATTTCTTTGTTTTTTCTGACGTTTGCCATAGTTCGATAAAAAAATCACGTCTGATATGCCCGATTGATATATTAGATTCTTTCGGCTCTAACGGATACGCTTGGTATTCTGTTACTCGTTGCACATACTCCGTCCCATCAAGGTCAAAGACGTGGACCGTGTCGCCTATCTCCAACTTTTCAGCGTCGCCGTATTCAGCTAATTTTGATAGGTCAATCAATTTACCGCTGATTGTCAACTGTGGTACGTCAATTCTATCCTCGTTATCCTCATCAAATTCCCACTTTGCATTACGGTACAGTTTGGCCGCTGATGTATAATCGCTATAGTCCTTGTACCCCTCTTGTACTCCGTATTTTTCAATGTTTGGACTGTCTATATATGCTTTGCCGCCGTTTACACTGCTGACTGTTAAATCGTCACTTCCGAACGCCCATAAACGCGTTATCATATCGCTTACGTTGCGTTCTATTGATATGCTTTGCATATTTTTTTCTAAACGCAGTCTGACGCCGTTATCTGTGCCGATACGTTCAACAATGGCAATGTTACATACAATGTTGTTATTACTGTCGATAGTTGTTTCGTGGAATATCTCGCCACGCCCCAAATTTTCTATTATCGTTTTTATAACGTCCCACAAATTCGTTTTGTCGGTAGAGAAAAAATCAATCAGCAGTTCATCATCTGCAACCCACTTCATTCCTTTGGCGGTCAGCTCTGCATCTGTCATAATGTGAAAAATGCACCTTTCCCCGACCGTCTTTTTAAAATCTGATATAATATCAATCGCTTGTTTTAGAACATATCTTGAACTTTTACCGATATGGTCGCCGATTGTCGGTATAAACGCTTTCTGCGCCTCATACACAAAATGTGGTGTACCGTAAACGTGCAGTGAATCCGCACCGTTCATATTTCGTGTTGTTCGGCTGATTTCGTATATATGACCGTTTACGCTAACCAACATATTTTGACTGATTAGACGTGCCTTTTCGTCGTATGGATAGTCAAATTCAATACTTCCCGTATCGTTCAATATCCTTGTTTCTTTGACGTTATATGCGTTGTTCAGTACCTCACCTGTTTCAAAACTGTCTGTATATCTGTCGTGCAATCGCATAAATGTTATCTGTCCCATTTGTATATATCCTCCGTTTCTGTATTCCACACAGACTGTGGATAAAATGAAAATTCGACCGTTGCCGTCGTGGATAAATTTATTGTATTCGCCCCTGTTTCCAGTTCAAAAAAACTACCTTTGATTTTTTTCATAATACTGTTGCCGTTTACGTCTGTTACCGACTGTTTGTCGCAGTCAATAACGCAGTTTTCCGACACCGTAATACTGATACCGTTACAGGTTATCGTTGTAGGTTTTGTGACGTTTGTAGCACGCAAAACAGGTCTGACAGGACGGTCGCCTGTGTTATGTATTGTGCTGTCGCCTGCCGTTGTAATCGTGTAATATTCATTCGGTCCGATTGGTATTTCATCATCTAATTTGATGTTTTGGCTATCCAATATCGGACCGTCAAAAATATCAAATACCAACGCCGCCCACGTCTGCACCTTGAACGACACCGAAATGACCGCTTTGCGTCCGTAGTTTTCGGGTTTGTAGTCAATCGTTTCAATAACTGTTGCGTTCCATTTGACATTCGGTGTGTCGTCAAATATCAACTCACCGCGTCCCATTAACCACGTTGTGATTTTTGTGATTTTGCTGTTCAGTTCAGACATATCCGCCGCCGATATTTGCAAATTCATTTTAAATACACGGTTTTTATAAAATTCACGGTTGTACGCATTTGCCGTTGAAAAATCATATTCACCGTCTATATATGGGCTGTCATATGTCTGTATTTTCATTTCAGGTTTAATCGGACGTGACTGCGTTTGTACAGTCACGCCGAAATCGTTTGAATGTTTGTTTTTAAAATAAAATCCGTTTCGCATTTTCTACCTCCGCACATTATACATAGCTACCCAAAACGGCGCTGTCAGTCGTATTGATTGTGATTTTACTGTTGTTGTTATAGTTCTGCTGTTCAATCTTAATGCCCTTAATAGCCTCTATAATCTCACCTAACGTCTTAGTGATTTTATCATTGCCGCCGCTGACTTCTTGCGTTATATCCGCCACAATGCCTGTCACGTCGATACTGTCAATGTTGGTCGCAATGGACTTGATGAAATCAGCCTTGCTGTTTTCCAACGCGTCATATTCTGCCTCCAACTTCTCAATCGTGGCATTGTTCTTGACCTGTAATTGATACAGTTCTTCGTCACGTTGCAGTTGTTTCATTTGCTCTTGCAGTTCCTTGTATTTTTGTTGTCCTCGGTCTGTTACTGCATTTGCGTAAATATCCAACTGTGCCTGTGTTTCGGACATATCAGCCTTGCGGTCCTCAACCGTCCAACTGTCCTGTAGTGCCTGTTCCTGTGCAGAAAATTCATCACGCAGTTTGTTGATGTAGTCCTGTTGTTGCTGTAGCATATTGTCAAACGATTCGCCCGCTTGGTCGAACATATCGTGATTTAGTTCAGTCATATTTTCGTTGTATTCTTTGCGGCTGATTAACCCCAAATCATAGTATTCCTGTGTATACTGCTGAATACGTTTTAAACCGGCGATATATTCTTCATCAGTCATACCGTAATACTTGCGTTGTTCTTCCAACCAGTTCTTTGACTGCTCCACACGCTCCGAATACATATCCGAACCTAATTCACTTTGGTACTTGTCGAACTCGTCCTGTGTCAGCTCACCGTTCGCCAATTCCTCACGGTGCCTGTCCATAACGCGGTTGTACGCATCAAGCGGACTGTCGCCGTTATCTTGCCAGTCGTTAAAATATGTATGTTCACTGATGTAGTCTTTGGATATGTCGTACTCTTTTTCAATTTGTTCTTTACGTTTGTCCAAATACTCCTCGTTCAGCTTATTTTTAGCCTCGACGTATTCCTTGTGACTGATTATACCCTGTGCGTACATTTGTTCGGTGTACGTCTGTATTCTGCCGATACCGGCGATATAATCGGCGGCACTCATACCGTTGTATTTTTCTTGGTGTTCCAACCAATCACGACTGTATTCGGTCATATTGTCGTATAACGTTGAACCTATACTTGACATTTCTGTCGTATAGTCCTCCCACGTCATACGTCCTGCCTCGACTTCCGCCATATTGCGGTCACGAATACGCGTAAACGCGTCGATAGGATTGTCACCGTTGTCGTCCCAGTCATTCAGTGCCGCGCGTTCTTCAATGTACGACTTTGACAGGTTGTTTAACTCCTGCGTGCGTTTCTGTGTCAGACTGAATATTTGTTCCTCAATATCGGCAATATCCTTGTCATTCGACTTGAATTTCTCTTGAAATTCTAACCACTTCTCTAATTCTTGTGCGGTCGTTACTGCGTGCGTTTTTGTGTAGTGCGTCCAATCGTCCTTGGCTGATGTAAACGCGTCCGAATTGTCTTTACCCGTTGCGTAATGCGGTATACCCATACCGTTCATTATCGCCTTGGTTTGCGACGCTGTGTACACCTTTGCGCCTTTTGACAATGGCAATACTACGTCCTTGCCCTGTGGTATAAATGCACGTCCTTTGTCAACGATTAATTCTCGTGGGTCAGATATACCCTTTTCATCATTAACCATTGCCAAACCGCCCTCGAAGTTTTGTGTACCTTTTGCCTTTGGTACTCCGCTTGGTGTCGCAACGGTACCTAATGTGTAGTTTATTGTACCTGTTGCAACGGCGTTTTCGGGTTTTGCAACATCACCTAATTTATAATCAATCGTGCCGTCTGCCTTTTCATTTTCTGGCTTTTCAACATCACCTTTTTCCCAGTTGATTTTACCGTCTGCGGTTATTTCGCCTAATTTGTTGCCGCCTAAATCGTTAATATCAAAACCGCCTGTATCTACATTGAATGTTATGGTAACTTGGTTGTTGTTGATTAATTCCTGTAGCTTTGAATCAGCCGTATCTAATACAGATATATCACCCTCGGCACTGACTTGTAATTGTACATTGCCTGCGTTATTTATTTCCTCGACAGCATTTTTTGCGTTCTCGATTGCAGACACATCACCGCTTGCGTCAATTTCAATATGTTTATCCTCAGGCAATAATCCCAAACTGTGTGCCAATGCGTCAACTTGCTCTGTGCTTAGTCCCAAATCGCCGCCTAAACTTGATAGGTCTTTCACTAAACCACTTACATCACCCGACGCTACAGCCTGTTGAATATCAGAAAAACCGTTTTTCATTAATGCGGCTTTCGTGACTATTTCCTCTGACGTTAGTCCGATTTCTTTACCTTGTTTGACAAAATCATTTACAACAGCGTCTAATGCGTTATTATTAATTGCACCTTGTAGGTCTTGAAAACCGTTTTTAAACAGTGCGATTTGTGCGGCAATGTCTTGATTTTCAAATCCCAAATCGGTCATAGTTGATTTGATTTGTTTACATACATTATCAACTGCAATACCGCCACTTTCAAAGACTTCTTGCATATTCTTGAAACCGTTTAAGTTCATAGATTCCGATGTAACCACTTCCGCTACAGCTTGTAGTGATTCACGACCGTTATTTGCACGTTCGTCCATCTTTTCAATGCTTGTACTGATTTCGTTATATGCAGCTTTTATATTGTCAACCTGCTTTTGAACGTCTTTCATTTCTCCGAATGAAAACTTCTGACCTTGCATTTTTTCATATGCCTTTGAAAATTCACTGTCGGTCATTTCATTTACAAACGCATCTCTCGCTTGTATGGCTTTTTGGCGTCTTTCTTTGTCACCGCTTGCATACGCCGCAGTCATTTCTTCTTGCAGTTGTTGGTATTTTTCTTTAACATCAGTTGCTTGTTGCAACCACCCACGCATTTCTTCTTTTTGATTTTTGTAGTCCATACCGTAGGAACTACCTTTTTGAAGTGCGTCGTATCCCTCTGATACTGCCTTTTGTGCCTTTTTGCCTGATGTTAAATCCAATGCGTCTTTAATTTCGTTCGCACTGTCTTTGGCGTTTGAAACCGCCATTGCAAGTGCGGTGTCAAATTCGCCCGTATCAATCATTAATTTTATGGTATCATCATTTGTAGTCGCCTTGATTTCCTGCATAATGTCGTTTATGCGGTTTTTAGCGCTTTCGAGTTCTTCGGGATTTAATGTACCGCTGTTGATTGATTCGTTTAGTTTTTCGTATTCACTTCGCAGATTTTCCAAATGCGAAACTTGGTTGTCTGCGTCTTGCCACTGAGAATATAATTCCTTGTAGCTTTGACCCAATTTTGCGTTGTTTTCAATAGCCTCTGTAACGTGGTCGGCAACAACCTTATACCCTGCAACAACCGCCGCAGGCGCTAATACTGCACCGAATATCGGCGCTAATGCAGAAAATGAACTGCCTAACCCCGCAGTCGATACTTTTATCGCTGACGTTGCGTCTGCTATAATAGGCAATTTATCGCTGATTACTCCTAATCCCTCAACAAAATCGCCTGCACCCTTAATCACTCCGACACCGACTTTTGACAATGCACCTAAAGCAATGACCGTAGCACCGGTATTAACAACAGCACGTTTTTGTTCGTCGTCCATTTGCGACAAACCTTTTGCGAAATTAGCTACTGTGGTGCTTGCGTCTTTTATTGACGGCAACATTGTTTCGCCGATACTTCTTGCCGCCTCAACAATATTGTTTTTGGTAACTGACAACTGTGACGCAGTTGTTTCGGCTTTTCTGTCAAATTCTTCTTGTAGTGCCGTATTTTCTTTGTATGCGGTGTTTGAACGATTGACACTCTCTGTTACTAAATCATAACCGTTGACTAATGCCATCATTGCTTGAATGTCCTGCGTATTGTTTATACCCAAATCGTCCAATGCCAATGTTAAGTTCTCGGCAGACTGCAAGCCTTTTAACAGTCCGTTAAATGCACCGGAGCTGTCAGTATTCCACTGCTTTTTAAACTCTTCCGCACTTTTACCGCTATACTTTGCGAATTTCGTCAAGCCCTCTCCGCCGCTTGCAACGGCTGTTTCTATGGATAGCCACGTACGACCTATCGCACTACCGCCCATTTGTGCCTCAATGCCTAATGATGATAGTGCGGCAGAATAACCCAACACGTCCGCCGCCGACATTCGTACAGATGAACCGTATTTACCCATACGCAATGCCATTGCCGCAATCTCTGATTCTGTTGTCGCACTGTGGTTACCCAAATCGACGATTGCACTGCCGATATTACGGATTTCGTTTTGACCGACACCCATAACATTCTGAAAACGTGCCAATGTTGCGGCACCCTCTTCGCCGACAAGGTTTGTGGCTGAACCCATTTGCGCCATTACTTCGGTAAAATCGACGATATTATCAGTCGTAATACCCAACTGACCGCCTGCCGCCGCAAGTTCGGTTAATTCTGCCGTTGTTTCAGGAATGGCAGAATGTCCGTTTATTCCGACAGTCGTCATATCTATAATTTCTTGCCTAATCTTTTCAAGCTGTTCGGGTGTACCGTCAACGGTTTTCTTTACATTTGCGAAATTGTCCTCAAAATCTATCGCAAACTTGGCACTTGCGACACCTCCCGCGGCAAGTGCAGTCGCCGCATACTGTAACGGCTTAGTTACAGTATCTATGCCCTCACCGACTTCTTTCCACCGCTTACCTGTATTCTGTAGGTTCTGCGCCTCATCTGCACGTTCAGCGGCTTTTAAGCCTTTCTCATATTCCTCGTATTGCTCTGTTGCTTTTTTGACGGTTGCTTGTGCGTCGGTATATGCCTTTTTACTTCCCGACAATGCCGCCTCTTGCGTACGAATAGAATCGGATATACTTTGACTTTGCTTTGTGTATGCCTCAATCTCGGTATTTACCCAATTCAATGCCTTTTGATTGTCTTTATACGAAACACTGTTTTTGTCAAGACTTTTGTTCGCCTCTGTCAGCAACCTTTTCTCATTTGAACGCAAAGAAATTTGTTTATCTAATTCCGTTTTCTGCGCTTTCAGTGCCGTAACATTTTTATTTACAGACTTGACGTTATCCTCATACGCTTTTTTTGTATTCGTCAATGCCGTACGGCTTGTTTGCAAGGTAGTTTGTGCGTCCTGCATTTGCTTTTTATATGCCGTAAGACCTTTTGTACTCGTATTATTATTTTTGCTTTGCGTCTGCTCCAATTTTGACAATTCGCTTTCAACACTGCTTATTGTCGCCTCTAAGTCGGACGCATCACCTCTTATTCTTACTACTAATTCCGCCGCGTCAGCCACTACAAATCACCTCACTACATTCCATAAAACATTTTTAAATACGGGTCATTTCCCGTATATTCTTCTTCCTCGTCCTCGATTATAACTGCAAGTAATAATCTTGGGTCTTGTTTTGCCAAATCATTCGGCAATATACCGTGATATTTCAGCATTGTCCCATATAAATCGCTTAATCTTCCTTTTCGGTTGCCTGCTTCGGCAGGCTTTCCTCGTTTTTTCCCGTAAAATCGTCCATAAACCACTTCATAACTTCACGACACATTCTCATTTTTGCTGAAACAGCCGTGTCCAAAATATCTTGTGTCGCCTCTGTACCCTCAAACAGATAGTCAACGGCATCTGCACATACCGACGTAGCCGTTACTTTTTCACCCTCTGCAACGTCCATGTATTCTTTTTCAACCAACGTTGCCGCACCGAAACACCACGGTTTTGATACATACTTCTTTTTGTTGTGTACAAATGTTAATACTCTTTGCATTGTTACTCGCTCCTCTCTATACGAAAAAAGCACGCCTTTCGGCGTGCCTTGTCTTAAAGTGCTTTCTTCACTGGATAGTAGTTCATATCCTTAAACCAGTTTTCCTCAAGTTCTGTCTTTGTAACGCCCTCCGGCAAATCGCTTTCATCAAAGTATGCGTAATAGTTGTTGTCAAAATCACGTTGTACGGCTGTGTATGTAGCCTTTGCAGTTTGCTTTTCAGGCGCACCGCTTGACGCTTTTGTTTTACCTCCGACATTTGACGCAAAGCTGTACGAACCCTTGTAATATCTCACATAACGGTATGAGCCGTCAGACTTCATAATTCTCCACGCAACACCGAAATAAACTGTTTTTGTATCGTTGCCGACCTCTACTACACCGTCTTTTTGTGTCAGTCCACGCCACATTGAATCAACTTCCGGCGGAATATCGGCATTTGTGATGTCGTGACCTAATTTTTCAATGTAGTTTGATGTTTCATACGCACCGTTATCGGCGTCAAAAACATCACTGCCGCCTGCGTCTGTCGGTGCAATTTCGACAGTACCTCTCAAATTATACGGGTCACCATATGTTGCACCCTCTGATGTGTCTGTTAAAACTGCGAAAAATGTGTACTTGTCCACACCTATTGTAGGTAGTGGTTTTCTTTTCTCTGTATTTGCCATAAATCAATCATTCCTTTCTACTACTTTCGTAAATCTCATTGTCCTATGTTTTATACTCTTGTCGTCGGGATTGGGTACGTCCATTGTCATTTCGTGATAATATTCATTATCAGTCAACAATTTATATACCCTCTCCGACAATTCAAAACACGTTTGCGGATAATCGGCATAAATATCAATCTGAACAGTCGTATCATTCGTAACGACCGTATTGTCATATGACATTGAGCCTTTGTCCGTTAGCGTGTAATATGCTATTGCAGGCAATTTATTAAAATTATCGGGATATGCAAAACATACGCTTACATCATCTATCTGTTTTAAAATATTCCGCAATTCAAGGTTAATATCATACACCGTAACCCTCCTTAAACTTAGCTACTATTTCACTTACATTGTTCTTTAATGCCGGAACAAGGAACGGCTGTGGTGCTTGCCCCGACGTTGTGTAAAATCGACCGCCACTGTAATACGTCCAGTGCCTTTTTGACGTATGCGAAACAGATTTGTCGCCCTTTGAGCCTGTGCCAAATTCGACATAAATACCGTAATCGGCAGTCGGACCGATTGCAACGCTGTCACCGTCCACTTGGCTTACGATACTGCCCCTAAGTCGTCCTGTATCAAAAGGGCAATTTGCCACTGCGTGCGCTCTTACGACTTCACCCGCCATTGCCAAACCTCGCTGTATTTTATCGCCCGACGCATACTGTGTCAGCTTGTCAACAACGTTGTCTATCCCCTCGATTGAAAAATTCATTTCAGCCTACTCCTTTCGAGCATTGCTACCAAACCGCTGTCCCATTTCTGCACATATGTTATATCATATATGTCGCCGTCATATTCAACCCTGTTACCGACCTTTACGTCGTCTGACATATCGCAGAACATACGCATTTGACATTCTATATCCAAACCGTATTGCTCTCTTGCTCTGCCACCGCTGTACGGTTGTACATCGGCTTTGATTTCGGACAATACAGTCTTTTCGGTTTTACCTGTATAGTCATCAATTTCATATTCTGCGATTATAACAGTTTTATCGTAAAAATCACTGAATACTGATGTCACTCGGAACACGCCCCTTTCGTTTTCGGAACGGGTCAAGGCGTTTATAATAGTTGCTGAAAATCTTGTCATTGTCGGTTTCGGCATATGTGACGGAACGTTCGCCCTCACTTCTGCTCTTGACTACTTCGGGACTTTTACTGTCCCCGTAACCTTTCGCCCTGTACATATCCGCCGCAATCTTCGGAACAAGGCTTTCAAGCTGACGTGGCAGTACATCAATATGACAATACGCCATAATCATATTAACCGTGTCCTCAATCAAAAAGGACAACAAGCTGTCTTGCTCGTCGTCCTTAATTCCCAACAACATTTTTAGTGTCCCCAACTGTTCCATATTATTCACCGCTTACAACGTCGGCACTGCCCGACTTTCTCGCTTTGCCGTCTGCGGTAACTTCCGCAACTGTAATCTTGTGACCGTTTGTCGCAGTGATTTCGTCACCGTTGTTAAACTCTGTCCACTTCGACAAATCGTCGTCATACGCAACACTTGGAGCGGTGCTTGCGACAGTCTTGTAAACCAACTTGTGACCGCCGATAGGCTTTGGCGATACTGTAATAACAGTGTTGCCTGTTGTTCCTGCAACCGATTCAACTGTCAATTCGCCAAGTGTCGGAACACCGTTCTTAAATGCGGCAAATGCGTCGTCCTTAACCACAAGGAAACCTAAACGCATAGTAGCTTTGATTGCAACCATATCCTGCTCCGCAAGTGATAGCGGTTTACCGTCACTGTCAAGAGTGCCTTGTAGTGTAGCCTCGGTAAGAATTTCGTAATTGATACCTGCACGCATACCGACAACGGCATACTTGAAGTTACCTGTGATAATATCGGCACGTTTGTTGTCCCACGCCCCGTTACGCACAAATTCGATAGGCTGACCGTACAGCTCACCGCCTGTTGTACCGTTGACATATGCGGGTGCGCCGTTTGCGTCACGCAATTTTCTAAGCATATTCTTAACACCGATACGACCGATAAATCCCGACGGGTCATAGCCGTTTTCTTCAATCATTGACATTGCGTCAGATATAGCAATATCAATATTTGTGTTGTCTATAACAACCATATGCTTGCTGTCTATAGCGTTCATAATGTTTGTCTTGAACGGCGAATTTGTACCGAAAATGCACGCCGCGTCAATCGCTCTGTAGAATGCCTCTGCGATTTCCGGCTTTAGTTCCTCAAATACGCTGATAGTTGTATCTTCCAACTTCTCTTTTGTTACCGGAATAATAACGGCTAACTTCTTCGCCTCGATTTCAGGGTGAATCCAAGTAGCACCGCTTGTCCTAATTCTCTCACCCTCACCGACCCAGTAAGCACCCGGACCGTCTGTAAGTACGTTAAACTTCTTTTTCTCGTGTTTCATTTCCTCGACTTTCGCCATTCTTAAAACACTTGAACCCCTTGTCACCATTTTGATGATTTCTGTTGCTTGCTCGACAGGCACAAAACCTGTCAATTCATTTTTTAAATAACCCATTTATTTCACTCCTATCTTTGATTTTCTCTGATTATGTCCATAAAACTGCCTGTGTTGTGACCGCCACTGCCACCGTTTAAATCCGGTGTTTTACCCTTTAAACGCTCGGTAACACCTGCTTGTACATCTTTGTCATAGCTTTCTTTTATCTTGTCAATAACCGCCTTTGTGCTATCCTTGTCCTCTGCTGCAATGTACTTTGCAATCTCGGCAGACAATCCGACTTTGGCAAGTTCCGTTTCGGCATATGCAACGATTTTTTCACGTTCAAACTCTGCCTTTGCTTTTTCAAATTCTGCTCGTTCCTTGTCGTCGTCCTCTTTTTTTCTTTGCTCGTTTGTCAACTTGGCTTTTCTCATGCCCTCTTCTTCGGCTTTTTTTAATTTTTCTTCAACTTCCTTTTCCCACTTTGTTTTTGCTTCCGATACCGCTTTTTCAATATCTTCCTGCGTAAGCGACGGCTGTGGCTCGGGAGTCGGTTCGGGTGCCGGCATTGGTGTTGGTGTTGGTGTTGGTGTTGGTGTTGGTTCTGCCATAATTAAATTTCCTCCTTAAAGTTTTGTATAAAAACAAGACAGTTTAACGTCTTGTCAAGGACGAGATATTCGGATCACCTTTCCTTTCTATGTATAACACGCGTGTTTTCTTGCTATTTTCACACTATCACCGCCTTTCTTGCATTAAAAAAGCACTACCGCTTTGATAGTGCTTTTATTATTACCTACTCAACAATCACATCTGCTGGTGTAATATGTATTGTATCATCACATTTATCACACCAATAACAATGACTTGTTTTTAAATATTTAGGGTTAGTGATATATTTGCCTTCGTTGCATTTCAAGCAACGGACCACTTCACCACTTCTTAATTTATCTACAATATTAGAAATATTTTCCACCACTATACCCTCCTTTTTTCCATTCATATTCAGGATAATTCTTTTTTGCTAATTCTACTATATATCGTTTTTCGGAAAACGTTAATTCGTTTCTCCCGATTATATGTTTCTTCTCTTGTGCAAAGCATACCGCCTCTGCCCATTGGCACTTCCCTATATTATATCTTGCATGAGTAACCTCATGTATAACAGTTTGTGCTGCAACCGTTTCATTTAGTATATTGCTCATAAAAACATTTACAATATTACCTTCTTGAAATCCTCTGTTGAAATGTATCTGCCTTTCATAATTCAAATACACTGCAACATTGTTATCCTCTATGTATTTAATCGTTTCTCTTCCGATTGAGGATATTTCGAGATTTTTTATAATATCCTCCGGCAAGATTTGTGCCGATGATGGTATATTATCCTTTTCATACAAGAAGATGTCACTTGCCCTTGCATAATTTATTATACCACTTCCACCGAAATTGTCAACATATTTCATTGCCGCTTTCTGTTCATCAGAAAGACTATCTTTCCACTCTGTAAACGTCATAGAACCGTCAACCTTATAATTTTCACCTGTAAGCGGGTCACGAGCGATACGGCTTGTCAAATTCACGTCTGCCATAATCGTAACACACCGACAGCGTGGGTGTATCGGTGGGAAGTTTTCGCCCTCAACAGCTTTATCCGTATCAAACACGCTACCGTCAAGACTTCCGCACCTGTCACACGTCAATTCAGACAGTGCCGCAACAAAACGATACTGTTTTATACCTATTTCCTCATATGCCATTCTCTGCCCTTGGTTCATAAAATGCGCCGTTTCACTTCGCACAAGTGTTTCAGCTGATGTTCGTATTCCACCCGGTGCAGTATCTTTGACATAATCAATCAGCTTATCGGTCATACGGCTTACACTGTGACCGCTGATTATACCGTCCTCAATCGTCTGTCCGACTGCCTGTATAAATCTGTCGTTATGTATCCACACTCTCGCGCTGTAGTTGTGACCGTGCCACGGCTCACTTAACACTTTATTAACCGCTCTTTGCGGAACGAGTGAAAAATCAATACCGCAGTTTAAACCTTGTGCGGTATCAAAAATATTCGTATAATACGCCGTCTTTACCGCGCTGTCATACAGTTTCTTTTGCTCCTTTATAGCCTCGTTTGCAACGTGCCTAAAGTAAATATATACATTACGTTTCAGTCCCTCTAATCGGCTAATTCTCGCACCGTATGACTGTGCATTTATGCGGTTTAGAATTTCCTTTTTGACTGTCTTGTCGTCTGTTTCGTCGTACAGTTCAAGCAGTTCTTCGTACTGCTTGTCGCTGTCGGCTATGCTCATCAGCCGACGTGCCTCTTTTTCGGGTATATCAGTCGAAATATAGGCTTTAAACGTTTTCTCAATGTCATTGTTTACATTCTTGATTGCTCGCTCATATGCCTTAATTACACCGTCCTTAACGCTGTCCGCTTGCGATTGTAAATATGTTTCAACTTCAACGGCACGTTTTACCCAATATGCCTTACTCTTCATTGTAGTTTACTTTCCTTGCCGAATTTTCAGCGATACGCATATCTTCGGCGGACTTTTCCGCTTGCTCTCTGCGTGCTATTTCAACTTCTTCCTTGGCATCTGTTATAAACGGCAGACGCTCTAATAATGTTTCGTCAGACGCAAGACCTTTGAGGTAATTAATCATCTGCGCTATTTCAAGTTCGTTTGCAGGCAAGTTATATGTAAATCCGATGTCAACCCTGTGCGACGGCACTTCTTTCATTGCGTTTAATGTCACTAAGAAATTGTTGTAAATCTCTAAACGTTTTCTCAACGTCTTAGCAAAATTACGTTCTTTGTTCTTGACGTGCTGTTCAAATCCCAACAGCTTGTACTTTATTGCCACGCCCGACAAATTGTTGCCGAAACTTTCGTCCGACAAATCGGGAACGTGTGACAGACGGTGTATATCGTCCTTGATGTCATCACGCAACACCTTTGTATCAGCCTCGTTCAGTACCTTTGACAGATACTCCGCTTTTGCGTCACCGTCACCCATTAAAATACGTTCTACCAATAATTTTTTTGCCTGTTCGGTGTCGAGGTCGCAATTACACAAAAACAACAGCGAATTAACAAATTGCTCTTTGTCATTAATTCTATCTGACATCAACACATTGTATGCGTCAATCTGCGTTATAAGCTGTTCAAAATCGCCCTGCATTTCCGTATTGTTCCGATATTCGATAATCGGCACATCAAAGAAATAGTGTGCCTCAACATTCTGCAACGATAACGCCGAATAACTGTCAAGACCTGTGTATGTATATATAAACGATTCATCATACACACGACAAATACTGCCTGTGCAGTAGCCGTCAAGGTCGTATTTCTTGTAGTAATACACCGCAAACAACGGCTTTTCAAATGCCGACTGTGAGTAACATACAAATGTATGCTCCGGATCCAATCGGACACTTCTCGGCTTGCTTTTTTCGTCTGCATAAATCAGTTCATATGCTTTGCCGTAAATGCTCATATTTTTTACGATTTCACTGTCCACACTCGGCATATCCTGTTCCAAATATTCGTTTTTGATTGCCTCAATATCGTATTCGTCCGACACCGCATATGTTACGGGATTGCCGACAAGATAACTCTGCGTCATATCTGTTATGTACTTTGCGTGATTACACATTATGCGGTTGTTTGCCACGTTTTTACCTCTTTTTCTGCGGCTTAAAATGCGGTGGTCGCCCATATAGTAATCGTGCAATAATCGGTATCTCTGTCGCTCTCGCTCGTGTCGTTCAATCAATTTCGTTATGATAAACGGTGTCACACCGCCTGCGACTATATCTTCATCAATTATCATATTCCGTACTCCTCTCTTGAATAGATTTTAGCTTTCTTATCCTTGCGCCAACTCTCAACGCCGTATCTCAGTGCCGCCATTGCGTCATCAAAAACGTTGACAGGTTCGTCAGTATATTCGCCCGACTTTTCATCAACTCGCCAACGCCATTGCTGTATCTCTTTGATTACATTCACGCAAGACGGGTGAATGTGTATCTTTCTGCCTTTCAGCCAGTCAATTTGCGACTGTATACTGTTCGGATTTTTAACAACTGCCCTTGCGCGATAGCCTGCCTTTCGCCACATTTTTATACGGTCCGGCTCTGCACTGTCACACCACATTGCAAGACTTTTACTGAACTTCCCGTCAGCCTTAGTGATAATTTCGGTCGTATCCATTTCGTGTACATACAGTTCATTACAAACGTAAATATCGCCGTCCTTATAACCTAACGTTAATATGGCGTTTGCGTGATTAAAGCCGAAGTCCTGTCCTATCGCCATAGCGTCAAAACGGCTCATATCTGTTTCAAATTCCTCAATGCGATAATTTGAGAATATCAATCCGCCTGTTTCGCCCCATTCGCCCAAGCCGTAAATCCTGTAGCCCTCAGGGTCAACTTCTTTACGTCGTAGCATACGTTGCCTGTATGCCTCGTCACAAAATCGGTTTGTTAAATATGTGCTTTGGTGCGTTAAGACGTTATCGTCCTGTATATCGAAAAACACTTTCTTTATCCAGTGACTTGACGATACAGGGTTAAATGTCAATTTTATCTGATAAAAAAGACCGTCGGGGAGTTCACCTCTCAAACGGTCATCTATAATTTCAAAATCCTGTTGCACAAGCTCCGTAGCCTCTTCAATCCATACGTCTGTTAATTTTCCGTTCGCAAATGTGATTGATTTCAGTTTTTCACGTTGCTTGTTGTCGTTGACACCACGAAATATAATCTTGTTGCCGTTTATACAGGTGAACGACAACGGACTTTGCGTAACTCGCCACGCTCTGCCAACGCCCATACGGTTTATGGCACTTTCCAACTCGGCGAATGTACTGTCACGGTTTGTTATGTCGGACTTTCGCACACACACAAGATTACGTCCCTTGTCACGCATTAAACGCAATATGTACAGTTGTGCAGTATCGACGCTCTTGCCACTTCCGGCACTGCCTTTCATTACAACATAACGCTTTTTACATTGGTGTACAGGCTTAAATATCGGATTGAATGGTACTGTTATTTTGTTCATTCGTCCTCACCGCCGTAATCAATTTTAATGCTGTAGTCCATATCACCGTCAACGTTTAATTTCTCTGTGAATAATGCGTAGTATTTACCCAACATTTCCGCCGCTTTGTTTACGTCCGACACCTTTGTCGGTATCTCAACGCACATCGGCTGTTCTGCTTCGTCAATGACCTTTTTACCCTTGTCATCGTAATACGACTTACGGGCTTTACACGTCACTACAACCGTTTCAGGCTTCTCACGACGCATAACGGCGGTTAACGTCTTTAACACCTCATCTTGTTTGGCGATAAGAGCGTCCTCTTTCTCTTTCAGCCGTTTTTGTATGTATTCTTGAATTTCAGGTTTCTTCAAGTTTTCATTTCCAATCGAATACGCCGTCTTTTCCGAATATCCCGCTCTTAACGCCGCTTGCGTTGCATTCAAATCAATCAAATATTCCTCACAAAACAACTTTTGCTTTTCAGTCACTCTTATCACCTCACTTTCGCATTTTCTGATTAACTACATCGTGTATCCGCTTTTTATCATCGCACGTTTAAACGCTTTGCGTTTATGTCGACACTCGCACCAATTTTTATTATCCTCGTTCCATTTGCGTATGAACTTCTTACGTTCTCGTTCATATCTTCTATTGCGTAAATATGCTTTTATTCTTTCAAACATTGTTTTATCCTTTCCACCGCTTATATATCACTTATATCTATTTTTCCACTCATCAGTTCCGGCAACAGTGCGTCCCGAAGTTCCGCTAAATATCTGTTTTCTTCAAGATTTAGATAATATATGTGTTGTTTCCACGTGTTAAATATCATCATAAGAATACTTGATATATTTTCTTTGCTGTTGTTTGAAAATGTTATTTCATTTTTATTTTTGGTTGTTTTGAAATAATCATTTTTTACAATCTTTTCACCGCATATTTTTTCTGTCAATTTTGAGAAATCATTATTTGTACCGTTGTCCTGCTTGA